TGACGCTGCGCGTTGCCGGCGGCCGCCATCTGCGGATCTTCGGCACGGCCACGCTGCTGCCACCGGAGGGCATCGTCGGAGGCATTAGCTGGATTTATGACGACATCATCCAGCCCTGGCAAGCGCGGACGCGCACGGACGTGGCGGTGTACGGCGCGTCGATCTACGACAACCCGTACATCCTGCCGGAGGAGATTGCCCGACTCGAGGCGCGCTATCCGGTGGGGAGCCTGCAGCGCCGCATCCGCCTGGAGGGGGAGTGGCTGCCAGGCATGACGGGTGTGCCGGTGTACGGCAACTTCGATGCCCGTCTGCACATGAAACCGCAGCCCCCGCCCTCCCCGAACAGACCCCTGTGCTGGACCTGGGACTTTAACGTCCAGCCGTTTCTCACGGTTGTGGGGCAAATGGACCGCTGGCGCTTTCGTGTCATGCGCGAGTTCTGTCTCGAGCCCGGGTCCATCCCGCTCATGGTCGACGCCTTCCGCGCGGCGTATCCGGCCCACGCGCATGAGCTCTGGCTCTACGGCGATGCCACGGGTGGGGCACGGCATGTCCAGGAAGGCAAAAGCGACTGGCGCGTGGTGCTCGAGTATCTCAAAACCTATCCCAGCCCGGTGAAACTCAAAGTCCCTGAGGGCAATCCCCCGGTGCATGCCCGCGTTAACGCGATGAACCTGGCGCTGATGGATGAGCAGGGCTCTAGCGCGCTCGAGATCGACCCATCGTGCGTCGAGCTGCGGGCGGACCTGGAACGGGTCATCAGTGACGGGCGAGGGGGCATCCTGAAATCGTATAGCGCCAAAGATCCCTACAGCCGCAGAACAGGATCGAGTGACGCCCTCGGGTACTGGGTGGTGGCCGAGCGCCCCGTCGGCGCCGCCCATCGCCCGCCAAGGAGCCGTGTGCAGATCCCGCGTCCGTCCTACGGGCCGCAGCAGGAGCCGTCACGCCCCAGGCCGGCGGTGCCACGTCTGGGGAGGTATTAGCGCATGCCACGCCTGCCGGATCACGATGCCTGTAAGCGTTGTGGCGATGACCTGACGGGGTTTGTCCGTGCCATTGGCGTGTGCGGCAGGTGTATGCAGACGCCTTCAGTCATCACGGCCGTGCCGAGACCAACGTATAGTCTGTACACCCCCAGGGCCGGGAAGGAGACGCGGTGGCGGAGACCTTAGCGATGGCGGCGATGGGTGGTGCAGGCCTGGACCTGCCGCTCGACGTGCCCCTGGACGCAGACCTGCCGCTGGAGGAGGAGCCGCTCCTCACCGACGCGCAGGTGCTGCGGGCCGTGAGAGCGTATAAGCTTGAAGCGCACACCGCACGCGAGACCAGAATGGTGCGCAACCAGCAAAACTGGCTCGCCTACTACGGCGAGAGCGACTACTCCAGCAAACTCCCCGGCCAATCGCGCCAGGTCGTGCCCAAGGTCAGTGAGAGTGTGGAAGCGCTGGCGGCGTTCGTGAAGCGGAGCCTGACTGACTATCAGAGCTGGTTCAGTGTGAACGTCCCGACGGTCTCCCCCATCCCGGAGACCGTCGTGCAGAAAGCCATCCAGGTGGTCCTCGACCAGCAGCAGCAGCTCGACGAGTCCCGGCTGAACTTTCCCACCCTCATGAGTGACGCTATGAAAGTGGGCAGCTTAGGCAGTTTGATGATCTTCAAGGTGAGCCACTACCCCTATCTCAAACGTCGCTTCGTGGCCGAGCGCGGCGTGGAGATGGTGCAGCTCCCCGGCATGCCTCCGCAGATGCAGCCGCGTGAGCAACTGGTGCCCATCGAACAACCCATGTCCGCCGTGGTGATCGACCTGATCCCCCCCGAAGACTACTACCCGGACCCCTCCGGACGCGGCCTCTACGTCATCCACACGGTCGAGCGTGACCTGGAGGAAGTGCAGACCATGGCCGACCAGGGCGCCTATGACCCGGACGTCGTGGCGCAGATTCAGGCAGACTTCCAGGAGCAGGAGTTTCAGAGTTTTCGCGCCTGGTCGCGCAACCAGGACCAGAGCACGCCGCCGGCCTTCCGCAAGAAAGTCGTCCTCGACGAGTGCTGGGCGACGTTCCTGGACGAGACCGGCCGCGCCGTGCTGCGCAACGCCGTGGCGACGATCGCCAACGATCACTACGTCATCCGCCCACCGACGCCCAATCCCTACTGGCACCAGCAATCGCCCTTCGTCGCGGCTCCGCTCATCCGTATCCCCTTCAGCGAATGGCACAAGGCCGTGCAGGACAACGCCGTGGCCCTGAACAATGCGCAGAACGAGTTGCTGAACCTGATCATTGACGGCGGCTACGAGGCGGTGTGGGGCGTGCGCCAGCTCCATCTCGACTGGCTCGAGGACCCTAGCCAAGTGCAGGACGGCATCGCGCCGGGCGATACGCTGCTCTTGCGGCAGGAAGTGCCGGCGCAGGCCAAAGTCCTGGAGCGCGTCACCACGGGCGGCGTCCCCCAAGATGCGCTGGCGGTGTACAACATCCTCGACCGCGAATACAACGCCGCGGCGATGGTGAACGATGTGAAGATGGGCATGCTCCCTGAGAAGAGCGTGAAAGCGACCGAAATAGTCGCGTCAGAACAGCACCAGGCCTCGACGTTCGACGGCATCGTGAAAGACATTGAGGACACGCTGATCGAGCCGCTGTTGTGGAAGATCTGGCTGACCGTGCTGCAATTCCTCGACGACTTTTCAGCCAGCGAGGTGATCGCGGCGATTGGCGAGCGCTGGGCCTACGTGCTCTCGTCCATGTCGCCGGCGCAGCGCTACGCGACGTTCGCGGGCGTGTGCCAGTTCCAGGCGAGCGGGCTCTCTGCGACGCTCGCCCGCGGCAAGGACCTGCAAAAGCTCCTAGCGTTCGTGGACGTGGGCATGCGCTCACCGTTCCTGGCACAGACCTTCATCGAGAACTACAGTGCCAAGAAGTACCTGGACCGCATCCTGCAAACGATGAATCTCGATCCCGAGTCGCTCGAACTGTCGCCGGAAGAGAAGGTCAAGCAGATGCAGCAGGCGGCGATGATACAGCAGCAGGGGCAGCAGGCCCAGCCCGGGGGCGGACCCGAGCAACCCGGCGAGGGCATCCCTGGCGTCGGGCCAGGCACACCCCAGGGGGGACGCACCGTCCAGGGCAGCCCCATGCCACCGGAGGGTCGCGGGGCACCAGGCGTGGGACCAGGCCCAGCCGGCCCGCCGGGCGGGCAACCGAGCGTGCCGATGCAACCACAACCAGCCGCACCAGCGGCTCCACCAGTGTTCCGAGGCTAGGAGGCCCGTATGGCCGAGAAACCCACAGCCATCGTGATCGTGAGCGGCCGGGGAGGTGTGCCCACCATCCCAGAGAAGCCGCAGGGCACGTCCGGGCTCCAGGACTGCGCAGGCGAGTGCACGGGCTCCCTGTATAAGTACATGGGGAAGACGTTTACGCCGGATGCCTTGCGCGAAGGGCACAATCCAGGGACGCAGCGGCAACCATCGAAAAAGAAGGTCGCGGCGGCTATGTCTGAAGTGCATCGAAATGAACCATCGACCGTAACGCGAGCAGACGTGAGCGACGCCCGGAAAGAGAAGATGCGTCAGGCCATTGCCTTCTCGAAGGCACGGAAGGGGTACTAGGACGTGCGTGACCTCGAAGAGCGTTTCCAGGCGTGGTGCCAGTGGCAGATCGGCAACTGTATGCGTGGCGAGAAGATTGTGGACAGCGCCAAGAAGTATGAGTTCCTGGTCAAGTCCATTCACGGCAACCTCGAACTCATTGGCATGCTGATTGCTGAGGTACAAAAGCTCAACCGGCGCTACGTCGATGGCTTCGAGCGTATAGACATTCCTGGTGGGCGCAGCATCCGTGGCGAGGTGTCCAGGGATGGCTGACCTCCGGGACGCTGAGACGCGTATGCTGGAGGGCCACGCGCTCCAGGTGAGGCAGACGCCGGAGGCCCTCCGGGGGACGCTCCGGGTGGACTGGCAGGCCCGTGCGGCCGGGATGGCCGTGCTGCGGCAGGCGGCGCGGCAGTGGCTCGCGCCTGGCACGGTCTACGAGATTCGTGCAGGGATTCCCGAGGATTTTGGCCGGGTCTCTGTCCTGGCCGTGGTGCAGGAGCTTGGAATGCCAGACGCCCTGTTCCCGTATGTCCCGGGCACCGCGCAGCGCGTCGGCCGGCAGGAGATCGTGTACTGCCGGGAACGGGTGCCCGAGCAGGAGGCCCGCGATGGGTGAACTGGTCGTCCTGCTGGCGGTGGTCCTGGTGGGCACGGTGCTGTGCTGGGTCTGGTGGAGTTAGCGCGTGGCGGAGATCATCGTGTTTCCCGGTTGGACGAGCCTCCCCATTCCCGCCGCGCGGGTCTTAGAGGCCGCCAGTGCGTGCACCAACGTGCTGGTGCTCGGCGAGGACGCCGACGGCCGCTTCTATGCGGCGGCGTCGGTGGGGGATGGGCAGACGCTCTTGTGGTGGCTGGAGTGCTTTAAGCACAAGTTGCTGCGGGGAGACTACGCCAGTGGCTGACGCGCTGCCCCTCATTCCCGTCCATCGGGTCGAGCCGTACGTGCAGGCGCGCATCCAGGGGATTCTCGACCGCTTGATCCCGCGCTACTGGGCGCATGAGGTGACGGAGCAGGAGCTGTACGGCGCCATTGGGGCCATTGCCGAACTGCACGCCTTGCTGGCCGACGTGCAGCGTCAGCAGCGCCAGAGTGAGGCGGTTCCGCGTGATCAGCATGGCATCGTCTACGAAAGGAGGTAAGTATGGCTGAGTACCAGCCGCCACCGGAGGTGGACGGCCCGGCAGAGATCGACTTTCAGGAGGAGGTGACACCCCCGGCATCCCCCGTGCGTCCCCGGCGGGGCTCACGCGAGTATCCCACGCCCCCGCGTGAGCGCATCAGCGTGGGCGAG